CTCAAACGCACGCCTCTACCAAAATAGGGTCGGCTTCATTGCGGGGAGATTTGTGAGAGGGCGCAAGCGGACGCCGACCCGACTGCTGAAGATGCGTGGGTCCTTTGAAGCGCATCCGGAGCGCGAAGCGGCGCGAGCGGATGAGCCCGACCTACCGCTGGGCGTTGGGGACCCACCGGCGCGCCTTGATGCAGCCGAAGCGGAGTGCTGGCACGAGATCGCGGATGAGGGGAAAACGTGGCTAACGGTGGCCTACCGGAAGCATCTCGAGCAAGCCGCCAAACTGCTCGCGCAGGATCGCCGATCGCCGCTCTCCAATGCCGTGGGGTGTCGATATGACCGCTTACTCAGCGAGATGCATTTCGGGGCGGCGAACGTGAAAGCCAAAATGATCGGCCGGAAGCATGGCAAGGAAAAGACGCTCATCGCCTAAGGGGTTCTGGCGTGATGATGCCGCGGCGGATCATGCCGTGGCGATCTTTCGCGCGCTCAAGCATACGAAAGGCGAATGGGCGGGCCAGCCGTTTGAACCGGGATTTTGGGAGCCCACGATTCGCACGGTATTCGGGTCCAAGCGAGAAGATGGCACCCGGCAGTACCGCACGGTTTACATCGAAGTACCTCGCAAAAACGGCAAATCGACGGTCGCGGCGGGATTCGGGTGTGTCCTGCTCTATGGGGACGGCGAGCCGGGGGCGGAAGTCTATTCGGCGGCGGCGGATCGGGATCAAGCGGGGATTGTGTTCAATCAGGCCAAAGCGATGGTGGAGGGCTGTGGGGAATTTGCGGAGGCCTCGGAAATCTACCGGCGTTCGATTGTGATGCCCTCCCAAGGCCGGGTCTGGCGCGTGCTCTCGGCGGATGCCCCCACCAAGCATGGGCTCAATGCCCACGGGATCATTTTCGACGAGCTCCACGCCCAACCCAACCGGGACCTCTGGGATGTGCTCACCACCTCGACGGGCGCCCGCCGGCAGCCCTTAGTCGTGGCGATTACCACGGCCGGCTACGACCGGCATTCCATCTGCTGGGAACTGCACGAGTATGCCTGCAAGGTGCGGGACGGGCTGATCGAGGACCCGAGTTTCCTACCCGTGATTTTCGCCGCGGATCAGGACGACGATTGGACCAAGGAATCGACCTGGAAAAAGGCGAACCCGGGTCTTGGCACCACGGTCAAACTGGAATACCTACGCCAGGAATGTCAGCGGGCGCAGGAGATGCCAGCCGCGCAAAATACCTTCCGGCGGCTGCATTTGAACCAATGGACGGAACAGGCGGAGCGCTGGCTGCCCATGGACCTGTGGGATGCGAACGCGGAGGAGGTCCCGGAAGCCGGTCTCCTCGGGCGGCCCGTATTCCTGGGTCTCGACCTCGCTTCCACCACAGACCTGACGGCGCTGGCGAAACTCCTACCGCTGGACGATGGGCGGCTCGCCTTGCATATGCGGTTCTGGATTCCTGAGGAGAACGTCCGCAAGCGCGTGCAGCGGGACCGGGTGCCGTATGACCAGTGGATCCGCGACGGCTGGATTGAGACCACGCCCGGCAATGTGACGGACTACGACTTCATCGAGACGGCCATTCTCGAGGAGTCGAGCCGGTTCAACATCCGCGATCTGGCGTTCGACCGCTGGAACGCGAATCAACTCACCGCCCATCTGCAGCACAAATGGCCCGAGCGCAAAGAGACCAATGCCGGGCGACAGCTCGTGGCCTTCGGGCAGGGTTTCGCCTCAATGAGTGCGCCAACCAAGGAATTTGAGAAGATGCTGCTCGCGAAGCGTCTCTTGCATGGAGGCAACCCCGTGCTCCGATGGATGGCGGCGAATGTCGCCGTGCGGCAGGACCCGGCGGGCAACTACAAGCCCGATAAAGAGCGGTCCTTCGAGCGCATTGACGGCATTGTGGCGGCGATTATGGCCCTGGGGCGGTTCATGGTGCGGCCGGCCCACCGGTCAGTCTATGACACCCGTGGCCCGTTGGTGATCGGTGGCTAACTGGCTCTCGCGGTTCGTCCGCAGCGTGACCGGCCAGGGGACGCCTGCAAATCCCTCGAGCTGGTTAACCGATGTCTTCGGCGGCCGCCGCAGTCATACCGGCGTGCGGGTGAATGAGTCGCAAGCGCTCGGCTGGGTTCCCATGTTCTCAGGGATTCGGTTTCTCTCGGAGACGCTCGGGGCCATGCCGATGGAAGTCTACCGGCGCCGCGAGCCCCGGGGCCGCGAACCCGTGTTCGACCACCCCATCATGTCGATGGTGCGGAACGGGGCGAACTCGGAATTGGCCTGGGACCGATTCATCGGGCTCTTGCAATGTCATGCGGCACTCTGGGGCAATGGGTATGCGGAGATCGTCCGGAGTAGCGCCCAGGAACCCATCGAATTGTGGCCATTGACGCCCGATCGCGTCACGTTGCGGCGGAATGCGGACCAACAGCTCCAGTATGTGATCACGTTGCCCCGGGATAACCTCACGTATGGCGAGACGCCGCAAGTGGTATTGCCCGCACGGAACGTGCTGCATCTGCGGGGCTTTTCCTCGACGGGCGTCCTCGGGGATCGGCTGATTGCGCTGTGTCGGGAAGCCATCGGTCTCGGGATCGCGACCGAGCAGTATGGGGCGCAGTTCTTTGGGGAAGGCATGAGTGCGAGCGGAATCCTCACTCATCCCGCCGAACTCGGCAAAGAGGCCCAGGACCGCTTGCGGGCGGCCTTCACGGAACAGGTCGGCGGACTCGATCGCGCGCACCGGCTGCTGATCTTGGAAGAGGGTATGCAATGGGTGCAGACCACCATCGAGCCCGAGAAAGGGCAATTTCTCGGGACCCGGAAGTTTCAGGTCATTGAGGCCTGCCGGATGCTCCGGCTGCCGCCGCATATCCTCTACGATCTTGAGCGGGCGACCTTCTCGAACATCGAACAACAGAACATCGAGCTCGCCGTCTATTCCCTGACGCCCTGGTGTGTGCGGTGGGAGAAAGAAATCGCCATGAAATTGATCTCGGATAAGATGCGCAACTCGATCTATCCGAAGTTCAACATGACGGCCCTCCTCCGCGGGGATACGCAAAGCCGGTTCCAGTCCTATGCGCTGGGACGCCAGAACGGCTGGCTCTCAGTCAACGATATTCGCGAACTTGAGGACATGAACCCGGTGCCGGGTGGCGATACCTATCTCGAGCCAGTGAATATGCGGCCTTTGGGGTCGGCGCCCGAGACCCCGCCCGCGAATGGCAATGGCAACGGGACCAACGGCAACATCCGCGAGGATCTGCTCCGACTGATTCGGGAGGCAAGTCATGGCCAAGAAACCGCCGCTTGATGAACTCGAGAAGCTGAAGGGGGCGCGCGAACGGCGCGGGGTGGATCTCGCCCCGGGGTCCTCGCAGCAGATTCTCGCGCTCACGACGGAGGCGAACGATCGCAAGATCGGACTCTTTATCCCGTTCAACAGCGATTCGTTTGATTTCCCGACCTTCCGAGAGCGGATCGCCCCGGGCGCGTTCGCAAAAAGCATCGGGGATAAACGGAGCGCCAAAGAAGGCCGCGACGTCGTGGCCCTCTGGAACCACGACCCCAATTATGTCCTCGGCCGCCAGGCCAATGGCACGCTGCGGTTAATGGAAAGCGCCGATGGGTTGGAAGGCGAGGTCACGCTCGATCCCAAAAACCCCATGTCGGCCGTTTTTGCGGCGCAGATTGAGCGGGGCGACGTCCGGGGGGCATCGTTCGGGTTTGAGACGATCAAGCACGATCTGTCCTATGACGAGGAAGGCCGGCGGGTGCGCACGCTGCTCGAGGTGCGGCTGTTTGATGTCTCCCCAGTCACCTACCCCGCCTACCCGGCGAGCGAGGTCGATCGCCGGGCCTTGGATGCCGCGACGGACAGTGTGGCCAACCTTTGCGCGGGAATCGATCTGGCCGAGTTACGAAGCATCCTCCTGCAGGTGCGGGACGGGCAGGCGCCATTGGCGGCGCGCAGCAACTATCTCGCGCATCTCGCCGCGCTCCAGGCCCTGCTGCCGCCCGACCCGTCGCCCCCCGTGGAGACGGACTGGTCCCGTCGGTTGGCCCTCCATGAAAGATTCGCCCGACAGGGCAGCCCGGCGCAGCGCATGTTCAAGCGGCCTACGGATGGCAAGGAATACAGCACCTTTGAGGCCTGTGTGCTGGACAATGGTTGGGCGGACGACCCCGAAGGGTATTGTCAGAGCATCAAGACGGGGGCGGCGCCCGGCGAATAGTTGCATAACGCCGTGGTAGAGTAGTAAGTTGACGTCGTAGGATAACGGACCGCAGTTGCCCTGCGCATCCCGACGAGGGACCGCGCATCAACGGCATCCGACCGCGGGGAGACGCTTCTACGCGTTTCTCCGGTTGGATGCCGTTTCTCTTTTCGGAGGGATGACATGGACAGCAAGATCACGAGCCAAGAGATGCTCCGGGAGCTGAATGAGCTGACCGTGGCGTCCCGGGCCATCGTTGACCGGGCAGGCGCCGAGAAGCGCGCCTATACGGGCGAGGAAAACGCGGAAATGGGTCGGATGGACGAGCGGATGAACACGCTCGAGCTGGAGATTCAGCGGGTCCAGAAGCTGGAGAAACGTGAAGCCTTCCTCGCCGCGCCCGAGAAGGCCGGCACCCGGATGCCGATCGAGAACCGCGAGACCGCCATGGAGGACCGCCACATCTGGCGCGATCGATTCGAGAAGCGGTTCGGTCCTCGCGGGCTGGAGATCCACGACCGGATGGATGGCAATGCCTGCGCCACTCCGGAGTACCGCAAGGCTTTCGTCCGCTACCTCCTGCAGAATAAGGCCAACCCGGTGGCGCTCGCGGAGTATCGCGCCCTATCTGTCGGTGATGCCGCCGGCGGTGGATACACGGTGCCGCAGGAGGAGTATCTGGCAGAGCTCCTCAAATCGGTGGACAATCAGGCCGTCATTCGCCAGATCGCCCGCACATTCACCGTGCCCAATGCCCAGAGCTTGGGCGCGCCGACGCTCGCGGCTGATCCGGCGGACCCGACCTGGACGGGTGAATTGCTTGTGGGCTCCGAAGATTCGACGATGGCCTTCGGCAAGCGGGAGATGATCCCGAACCCGCTGGCGCAGTACATCAAGGTCTCGGAGAAGTTGCTGCGCGCCTCGGTGCTGGGCATGGAGAACATCGTCCGCGACCGGTTGGCCTACAAGATCGCCACGGTGCTGTCCGCCGCCTATAACAGCGGCACGGGCGTGAACCAGCCCTTGGGGCTCTACACGGCGAGCACGAGCGGCATCTCGACGACGCGGGATAAGGATGTTTCGACCTCCAACGCCTACGATGCCGACAAGTTCATCGATGCGCGCTATACCCTGCGGTCCGGCTATACCAATGCCCGGTGGCATTTCCACCGCAACCTGCTGGCGCAGATTCGGAAGCTCAAAGCCGTGGCGACCGGGGACTATCTCTGGCAGCCCGGTCTCTCGGTGGGCGCCCCGAATGTGTTCCTCGATTTCCCCTATGTCGTGGACGAGTATGCGCCCTCATCGGTCACCGGCATCACGGGCGGTTACATCGCGATCCTGGGCGACTTCCAGTATTACTGGATCGTGGACGCGCTGAACGTTCGCATCCAGCGGCTCGATGAACTGTTTGCGCTCACGGGCCAAGTGGCCTTCATCAGCCGGCAGGAAACCGACGGCGCGCCGGTGCTCGAGGATGCGTTTGTGCGGTGCAAGGCGACGATCAGCTAAGTCACGACAGCAAGGGGGAGCGGTACTTCCGCCGCTCCCCACGGACCACAGCCTGGAGGATGCGCGCATATGAAGCCCACGCAGATTGGTTCCGCGGTCGTGGCGGTTGTGCTGCTGGCGGCCTTCACGATGCAGAACCCGGACTTGAAAACGATCCTCGACACGAAAGTGTCGCTCGCCAAGCCCGTCCATGCCAACGCTGCTGATTCGGGCGTCCGCGTGGATCGGGCGGGCTACGGCTGCATGATGGCGTCCGTCAGTAGTGGCGTGGCGGACAACGGCACCGCGACGGGGAACGTGGTGGTGCTGATTGACTCGATCGCGGGCACGGCGGCGTGGAACCTCATTGATTCCGTGACGGTCGATACGGTGGACAACAAGACATACAAGATGGGCTACAAGGGTGTGAATCGGTGGGTCCGGCTCTTGGCCCGGGCGTCAGGTCAATCGGCTGATACGTTCGCGATAAACGGCATCATCGTTCTCGGTTGCAAGCGTAGCGGGTAAGGGCCAGGCGATGAGCCTGCGGGTCGTGATGGAGCCAGACGAGGAGCCCGTCCTGGTCGCGGATTTCAGCGACCCGGTCACGGGCTATCTCGCCCTCGCGACGACGGCTGAAGAGCCGCTGATTGAGAGCCTCATTACCGCGGCGCGGCGCCAGTTGGAGCGGACGCTCGGGGTAGCCTTCCTCGAGCAAACGTTCGAGCTCGCGCTGGACCGGTTCCCCTGCGTGACGCCGGTCGATCCGTGGGGGGCCTTGGTATTGCCTCGGCCCCCGCTGCAGAGCGTGACGTCCATTACATATGTCTTACCGGATGGCAGCACGGCGGTCTGGGACAGCGCCAATTATGTGGTCGATACGGCCGCCTGGCCGGGGCAGATCACCCCAGCCTATGGGGTCACCTGGCCCGACATTCGCTATCAACCGAACGCGATCCTCGTGCGGTATGTGGCGGGCTTCGCAGATGCGGACCATGTGCCGGACGATTGGAAACAAGCCATTCGGGCGGCGGTGGCGAGTCTCTATGAACACCGTGAGGACCTGTCTGATATTGCGGGCAGCGTGGCCAGCCTCGGGATTGTGCGGCAGCTCATGTCCTCCTACCGGATCTGGACCTCGTGAGGCTTCGGGCAGCCGTCGCGCGGCACCGGTTTGACCTCGAGGAATTGAGCGAATCGGGCGGGACCGTCACGGCCACGGTTGTGGCCTCGTTTCGGGGCTCACTTGAGGGGCTCGGGGGGTCGCGGACCGATGGGCTCACCATTCAGGGGCAATCCCGGATCCGGACGCGGTTCCGGTCAGACATTGATCCCCGGATTCACCGATTGTTGGTGGATGGCGGCCCCCGACGACTGGAAATCCAATCGGCGGATGATCCGACGGGGCTGCGCGAGGAGACGCTGATTCTAGCGCGGGAGATTCTCTAGGTGCCGCCGATTATCAGTCTCCAGATTGACGGCATCGCCGATATCCGGCAGCAATTAGGGGGCGATCGGTTTACCCGCCTGATCGAGCGGGCCTTAGTCGAAGCTCTAGCCCCGGTGCGGAGCGCCATTGCCGCCGCGGCGCCCAAACGGACGGGGCGCCTGGCGCGTGATCTGCGCGTCAAGACATCCCGGCGGGGCGGACTGACGGGCGTGATTGCGGCCGGGGGCTATGGGCACCTCGTGGAGTACGGGCATCGGATCGTCACGGGCGGGCGATTGCGCAAGTCCAAGAGCTTGCGCGCGCTCGGCCTCAGTGCGGGCCGCATGATTGGCCAGGTCCCGCCGCATCCCTTTGCGGTGCCCGTGGCAGAATCAATGTTGCCGGAAGTGGCCGCGACGATTGAGCGACGCCTTGCGCAAGAGCTGATATGATCTTTGATGCGGTGGAAGTCTGTGCGAGCGTGCTGGCAACGAACTTTGCGACTGACTTGGCGGGCTTGGCGATGGCCAAAGGCGTAACGATTACGACTACCGCCGATATCGTGAAACGTCAGGATGCGGAGACGTTTCTGGCCTTGAATCAAGGCAAGGAAACCCCGACGCTAGGCGTGGATGCTTTGAGTGCCGCGACACAGGGCCGGGATCAAGGCAAGCGCGATACGCGGACGGAAGTGAGCATCGATTATTACTGTGAGGCGGACGATCCGGCCACGGCGGGTATACAGTCCGAGCTCGCGGCGGAGGCGATCCTCCTGACCATGGATCGGCTCCCCACATCGGGTAGCGGCGTCTTTGGGATTGCCGAGGAGCCGGAATCCGCGCGCATTGAGATGACAAAGGGTTACGTGGAGGCGAAGGCGGCCACATCCGGCCGGCGCTGGTGGCGACTGGCCACGGTGCAATTTCCCGTCTATGACCGGGATACGGTCTAGGAGCGCGCGATGCCCGAAATCCTCCGGTTAGACGGCCTGCTCGTGAAGAAAGAATCCGTCTATATGAGCGACCCCACACCCTCCGCCTCGACGGACGGGGTACGGATCAGCCGGCGGCTGTGGAGCTCCATTACGCTGGACTATGCGTGGGAGAACTCGCGCCTCGATGTCGCGTCCGGCTCCATTGTCCCACCCAAGGATGCGCTCCCGCGGGGCCGGCGGGCACGCGTGGACATCTTCTGGGAGTGTAAGGGCAAAGGCTCCGATGCCACACCAGAAGCCGCAGACCTCTACCAAGCCTGCGGATTGCCGGAGACGGATGGGGCGAACCTCTTCGACTATGGCCCCGTTGCCGATGCGAGCCATGCCTCCGCCACGCTCTACTGCTACGCGGGCGGCCTGCTATTCAAGGTCGTGGGCTGCCGCGGGCACTTCCGGTGGCCACTGACCGTAGGCCAGGTGGCGACCCATCAGTTCACCATGTTCGGTCTCGTGACCACCGATCCCGCTACCACGACGCTCCCCGCCATTGCGGGATACGATGCTACCGAGCCGATTGCGGGCGTCAATACGGCGCTCACGATCGGGTCGTGGATCCCGGATTGGCTGGCGGGCGAACTCGACTTGCAGGGGAGTGATCCGCAGATGCTCCCTTCGGGAAATGCGACGGACGGCATCGCGGGGTTCGACTTCGGGGTGGTGGATCCCATGTTTCGGCTCACGGCCCGCAAGGTGGCCTTAGCCACGTTTGATCCCTATGCGGACCATAAAGCCCGCACGAGTCGCACACTGGCGATGACGTTCGGGGCGACCCAGTTCAGTCGCGTCAAGGTGGTGGGCGCCACGGTTTCCCTTCGGGCCGCGCCGGCCCATGCCGATTCCGAAGGGTTTGCAAACTGGGACCTGCAGTATCGGGTCGAGGCCGGTGGTACTATTCGGTTCGACTAGCGGCACGTCGCGCTAGTCTCAGCAGCTCGCGATCCTACCGCCTGCCCCCATCTGGGGCGGGCGTTGCAGAACCCCGCAGGGCATAGAGGTTTCACCATGGCGGACCAGATCGCCGAACAACTCACGAATGGCGTGCTCATTGAGACGGCCGATGGCAAGCAGTTTGAGTGCAAGCCGCTCACTATTGCCCAAGTGCGCAAGTTTCAGCAATTGCGGGATGTTGCGCAGGGTGAGGATCCCGTGGCATCGGGCAAGGCGTTGACCGAACTTGTCCTCACGTTCCCAGAGGCGGTGGGTCAGCCATCCCTCGCAGAGCACATCGCCCCGGCGGACGTCTTTGTGCTGCTCTCGGATTTTTTCTGGTGCCGCACCGGGGCGCGGGTTCGGCAACCGAACGGGACGGCGCCATCGACTGGGACGGCCTCTGGGCCGACCTGACGGCGGCCAATGGCGGTCGGGTGCCGAGCAAGGATCTGCTCTGGCCGGAGGCCCTACTCATGCTACGGGGTCGGCGGCGTGACTTGCTCCATCACATTTATGCAGGTCTCTATGCGGAGGCAGCGAAATCGGATGAGGGACGGTTTCTGTTGCGCACGCTCGAGGCGGAGATAGCCCGTGGCGCGTGATCCCGTTGTCCGCTTTCGCGTCGATGATACGGATGCCGTTTCCCACCTTGCTCGGCTCGACGCAGCGCTTGCGCGGTTTGAGCGTAGCGAGCCTCAGCGCGTTATTCGCAGCACGGCGATGGCATTCGAGCATATGGCAGCCTCAGCGATCGGGGTGGAAGGTCCGCTCGGCAGGGTTGCATCGACGCTCTTGATGTTTGGGACAGGGGGCGCGGTCGGCATTGCGATTCTCGGTGGACTGGCGGCCATTTCCTTAGCAATGAAGGTGATGGCCGAGGATGCAAAGAAGGCGGCACAGGAGACCAAGAAACTCACCGACGAACTCACCAAGTTGAGCCCGCATGGTGTTGTAGAAGCGGCACGTATCCAAATTAGCCCACTGCAAATCGAGGCGAGCCGCATTCAGGCTGAACTTGATGCGCGAGCACGCTTCCGCGCCCAATTCGGGCCCTTGGGGGCGCTGATTCCCGATTTCGATGATGGCAAGCGAAAGCGCCTTGCGGAGCTCAACAAGCAAATCGCTGATATCACCAATACGCAAATCCTGCCGGCTGAACGTGCCTGGACGGAGGAATTGCGCAAACGCGAGGAAATCGCCGAGCGCGAACGCCAGCGACGTCTCAAGGCCCTGCGAGATCAGGCGGTCATTGATGCCGAGCTCGCAGGCTTTCGTGGCCAGGGCTTGGGGGGCGTGCAGCCCTTTGGCCTCGATATTGGCGCTTTCTTTGCTGGCTTGCCGTCCCGGCCGGCTCCGAGTGGGGCTGCGTTCAATCGACCGACGACCTTCGGCGCTTCAGGCGGCGGGCCGCGGTTCCAGATTCCCGGATTCGGTGCCATGACGGGTGCGGATACATCTATCGCATTGGCCGGTCATCCTCCGGTCCCACCGGAGGTCATCGGCGCGATCAAAGACACACAGCAACGCCTCCTGGTCAGCATTATTGGCTCCGTCACGAATGTCATTGCGGCATTGGCGGCCGGCGGTGGCCCCGGCGCGGCGCTGGCTGGGATCGGGGCTGGGATTAGTCTTGTGCCCGGCGGCCAGATTGCCGGCGCGGTCCTCGGCGGCCTCGGCGCAATCATCTCAGCGTTCGGCAAATCCAAAGATGCTCAGCCCGTGATGATTATGGGCTACTCGACCTATGCCTTGACGCAAGAGGAACAGGTCATGCTCGCCACGCTTGGCGTAAAGGGCGTGCGGATTGGCTTGATTGGAACGCAGAGCCAAGCGGATGCCGTGATCCCCGAACTCGCGCGGTCCTCGCGGCTTGGCCCCGGCGGGATCCGGCTTCCCGTGGGAGGGCGGTAATTGAACGAGCCCTATATTCTCGTCGAGAATTTCTTTTCGAGCCCCGCCCAGTTTCCGGGTCATATGGTCGCGGCGGACGAGGAAGCGTCCGGGCATGAACTCTGGCACGTAGCCGATGGGCGGCGCATCCTGTCGGACTATTACGCCAGTAGCACCGCGAACCAAGCCCGGACCCTGACCGTGGCCTGCGACCGCATCCGGGCGGCGGATATGCTCGTCCTCGACCGCGGGCACAACTTGGCCGGCGCCGCGATCACGGTACTTGGCTCGGATGACAATTTCACGACCTCCCGGACGGTCTGGTCGGGCACGATCCCAACCGTCACGGCGCCCGGCAGTCTCGACGAAGCCAATGGCGTGGTCACGGAAGAGGGGGCCTTTCTCGTGCGGTTCACGCGGGAGGCCTGGGCCTATTGGCGCGTAGGCATTCCGGCACTCGGCAGCGGCATTGTCCCCGCCATTGTCGGACTCTGGCTCGGGATGAGTTGGCAGATGGATTTTCTCGACAATCCCTTTGCGGAAGACCAGGCCGAACAGATTACCATTGAGCAATCGTCTGATGCTGGGTGGCTAGCCCGATCAGCAATCACACCCCGCCGTCACGGAACTCTGCCGCTGACGCTCAGGGATGACCAGAGTTATGAGCTCGCCCGCTATCACCTCCAAGGTCATTGGATCAACCGCAACCGGCCAATGTGGCTCGTCATGGATTCCGGGCAGGCCGATCGGGCGGTGCTGACGCTCCCCGATCGGAGTGCGCCGGGATTTGCCTATGTGTCGGGTGCCGCCTGGCGGCAAGCCCAACTGCCCTGGATTGAACATGAACCGCTGGGGCTGACATGAGCCTGCGCACCCGCGACATCCTGTTCCGCTTCGGTGGCCGGACGCTTCTACGGTATGGGACGCCCTACTGGCGTTTGGCGCCTGAGGATCCGCTCCTGCTCGGGCCCAGGGAAACGTTCGCGCGCGCGGATTCGACCACCTGCGCTACGGTCATCGGGCGGGATGGGCTGATCCGGACGGCCGCCGCGAATATCCCCCGCTTTGAATGGGTAGACCTGGACGGGGATGGCGTGCGAGAGAGTTGCGGGTATCTGTCGGAGATCACCCGCGCGAACCTCGCCCTCTATGCCCGCGACATGACCAATGCAGTCTGGACGAAAAGCAACGTCACCGCGGCCAAAGATCAGACCGGGGTAGATGGCACGACGAACGGCGCGTCGAGTCTGCTGGCCACGGCGGGCAATGGTACCTGCCTCCAATCGATAACGTCATCCTCCAACACCCGGGTGACCTCCTGCTGGATCAAGCGGCTGGTGGGGTCTGGCGAAGTGGACTTGACGCAGGACAACGGTAGTACCTGGACTCCTGTAACGGTGACGACCGCCTGGACAAAGGTCCGGCTGGTTGCGCAGAGCTTGACCAATCCGACGATCGGCTTCCGCCTCGTAACCAATGCCGACAAGATCGCGGTCGATTTCGTCCAGCACGAACTCGGGGTATTTGAGACGAGCAGTATCGCGACGACGAGCACCAGTGTTACCCGGGCGAGCGATAATCTGACGCTGCCCTTTACGTTCGGCCCACAGAATGATGTCACGATTCTCTATCGATTCGCACGGCCGGTCTGGGCGGACTTGGCGGGGAGTCTCGGACAATATTGCTATCCCGTTGTCTTCGGTTCAACGAGTGAACCACGGCTCGAAATCTTCTTCGATCAGAACAGCCGCATTTTCTCCGCACGCTCGATGGCGTCGGCCTCACAAGCGTCAGGGAATATCCCCGCAGGCGCCAGCCTCGTTTTCACCAGCCAGCATAAGGATCTGACGACGACGCCAGCGGTCGCGGTCGATATGGGCAGCGGGCTCACCGCCTTTGATACCGGCGCCGCGGCGGCGAGCGCCTTCACCAGCGCGACTGCTTCGGTCGGAATGTATCCCGGCATCGGCTCCCATCTGAACGCCGTCCTCGTCGATCTCATCGTCGCTCGGGGCCTCTGGCCCCTGACGGATATGGCGGCCCTCGCGTGAGGGGGATGTCGGATACGCTGCGCCAGGCGATCCGTCGGGCGGACCCCTATGCGCGGCTCGTGCCGGAAATCGTGGCGGTTGATGCCGAGACGCTGAAACGCACCCAGGATGACATGAATGGGGCCGACAGTTTGACGGGCCTCATTGTCCGCGGGGATGGCGGGGTGCAACTCGCGGAGACCGGTGCGACTGTCCTCGATCAGAGCACGGTCACGGGGAGCGCCTATATCAGTGCCTTAACGAGCAGCAGCCCCATCATCTGCGCTCGGGTCATCCTGGCCGATAGCTATTCCGCGGCCGTCGAAATTCTCTCCATTACCGCCCGCTTAGCCCCTGCGAATGGTGGCAGCCAGCAGGTCCAACAGTGGGTCTGCCAGTTGTACGGGACGGTCTCTGAGAGCTACCAGAGCGGGGCACATGTCAGTCCCACCACGCTGTTGCAGCTCGTGCCACTCGGACCGCCGGCCAAAAAGACGGCGACGACGAGCGAAGGGGATGTCGTGTTCTCCTGGACGAGTGCCGTCAAACCCCAGCCCAAGAGCGTGTCCTTTCCCATCCAGACCTCTCATCGCGAGTCCGATCTCTATGTCGTGATTTATGGCATCACGAGTATGGGGGCCATCGCGAGTCATGTGGGGTGGGCGGTCGATACGGGACATGGGTCCTATAGTGAGCATAATGATATGCTCACCCAAGTGACTCTCACGCAGACCACGGACCCCAATGCTTGGACCTCGCGAGCGAAGCCTGTGCCTGGTTCCGGGTGGTATAGTCGCAGCGCTGCGGCCACACAGGTGCCCCGACTCAAAATTGTCTACAATACCGGCACGGTAGCCACCATCACATTCAGTGGCCTTGAGAATCAAGTGGAACTTCCCACGAATGAGATCGAGAACGCGACCTATGAAATAGACGACGCAGGGACCGAGCCCGTCTCCGGCTCGATTCCTCCCGCGACCCTCGTCCGGGACAATGCGCATGCGCACACGGGGACCTGGTCGATGAAGGTCACGACCGCGAATCATGATTATTCCGGGATTCGCCCGATTCGGAACGCCGGCCCAACCTTTCCCTATGAACTGTTTCCGGTCGATGCACGCAAATCCTACGAATTCCGCGCGTGGGTCTATGGCACAGGCTCGGGGATCGGCAAAACAATGGTGCTGGGAATCAGTTGGCGAGACGCGGCGGACACCGTGCTCGCCAATATAGAACAGGGGTTCACGCTCGTATCAGGGTGGCAGGAAGTCGTGGTGTCCGGTGCGGCGGATGGCCGCGCTACCTATGCCGCCCTCTATTGCGCACAGACTCCTGCGCAGGGTGTCTGGGACTTCTGGTTCGACGACCCTTGGTTCGCGGCCTCGCTGACGGCGACGACGCTCGAATTTGTGGGGGTCGGAGAAACGCCCCAAGGATCCAGTCTCACATATGAAGTGAAGGCCGACGATGGCACATGGATTGCGTTTATTGATGGGGATACGACAGTCACGCTATCCGCGGCGAACCCTACCCATCCGATCAGTATTCGCGATCCAGCGGTCTATGCGATGCGGGCAACATTAACGCCCACATCCGCCGGTGATGGCACGCCGACCTTGCGCATGCTCGGGGCGCGTTTCATAACGGCCTACAGCTTGGCGCAGGTGGCGACCTTCACGGGTGGGACGGCGCGCGTGGATCCGGTCTCCGGGAAGGCGACGATTGCGCAAGGCACCCTTCGCGCGATTCAGGACGGCGAGCGGGATTTCCGCGCCCTCATCACCAGCATCATTAGCCAATATGCCTATCGTGACCTGGCCCTTCGGCTCTGGTGGGGCGGGGATCGTATAGACCGCGCGTCCTGGATGCTCCACTCCCTATGGCTCATGGATGACCACCAATGTCTCGGCGGGGCGCTCGAGCTGACGCTGGTCTCACCGCTGGTCCTGCTGCGGGGGGTGTTGCCGACGGTGGATATTGCCTCAGGCTTGCGGTCGCCCCTCGTCTTTACAGGCGTTACCTGCGCCGCGGCGTGGAGTGAGATCCTCCGCGGGCAATTGGGCTTAGAGGAGCGGTTCATTGGCGACGGGCCGGATGATCCCTCGAGCTTGACCGTCTCCAAGACGATCCCGGCGAATCGGCATACCGAGGTCCCCCGCCCCGGGTCGCTCGTCCAAGCCTTGCTGGATCAACAGGGCTGGCAGACCGTGCAGGCCCGGGACGAAGTCGATGCGGTGAGCTGGATTGCTGGGGGGGCGACGGTCGAAGTCCAGGGGCGAATCCAATGGGTCCCGCTCGTGCGGGGGGACGTTGTGGATTTGCCCGACACCAGCCGAACCTTTCAGTTCACCCCCGATGCGGTCCGACTCGTGTTGGATGATCAAGAAATTGAATGGTCGGACGTGGGGCCGGGCTCGAGCCAAGCCGTGCCGGAATACTATGCCCCCTATAACTGGAACTATGACGCCCAGCAATTCGACAATCAGTATCGGGGCTTCAATGCGCCCGCCCTGCTCAATCGCAGCCGGTCCCGCCTGGACGCCGAGCCCATCCTCGAGACGGGCGTGGCGCAATGGCTGGATGAGACGGCCGCCGAGCGGGTGGCGGTGCGGCAAGTCGTGGCCCTGGGGGGCGGTCTCCTTGCGCTCCGATTCCGGACGGGTTATGCCTACCCCGAACTCACCATTGGGGATCTTGTGGCCATCCGCACGGAACGCTTTGCCGCCTTTGATCCGATTGCCGCCCGGGCCTTAGCCGGGAGTCTCTGGGTGCTCGCGGTCATTGTCGGGTGCTCGCCGGACGGGCAGACACATGAATGCTGGGTCCGGCAATGGTCGGACATTACGCCGGCCGCCAGCATCACGGGGGTGACTGCGGGGCGCGATGCGCCGGCCACGTTCGACGTCATGCGCAACGGTGGCTTCGAGGACGGCCTCGAGTACTGGTACGGCAGCGGATTGGGGATTAGCGGCCAAGGATTGACCTGCGAAATCGAGGAGGCGTCACCCTATGCGGGCACGCGGTCCCTCAAGATTACGCACGACCGGAGCCTCGGCGGCGATGGCAAGACGTTGGGCCAGGGAGTGGGGAGCACGCCGCTCTATACCAAAGTGGTCCCTGGGGAGACCCTGCACATTCGCTTCGCTGCCAAGACCGACGACGCCACCCTCGAGGTGAGTTTCGGCATGTCGGAGTTCACCGACACCAAGGCCCCCAACGGGGGGTCGCTGCTGGGCAGCGTGAATAGTGCCGGATGGACCATCTACGAAACGGACATTACCGTCGCGAGCGATACCTACTACGTGCAGCCGGCGCTCTACTTCTTCCGATCGAGTGGCACCATTGCCCATGCCTGGGTCGATGAGTGCTACATCTTCCGCTCAGGGGCCTAGGTAACTGCGGCAGATTGGCGAGATGCGGGTAACGGCTTTTAGCGACGGAGGTCGGTAGTGGTGCCCATGAACGACTGGGAGCGACGACGCCTAGATGCAATTGAGGAACGCCTGACGACATTGATCGCCGAGGTGGAAGGAACCATGGCGGTCATTCGGCAGACCGTGGATTCCCTCATTCGGGAACTGGGGGAGATTCGGAAGGCGCAAAAGCCCGGCTGGCTCCGGCGGTTTCTCGGGACGCCGGCCGTCGTGCTCTATCTCAGCGCCTTTGCTGGCGGTGCGCTGCTCTTTGGGTTCACGAGCCACCAGCGCCTGGCCGACGTGGAAGCCCGGAGCGAGGAGACCCAGCAATTTCTGTTGCGGGCGACGCTGATCGCAAATGAGAACACAGATACCGTTCAGGCGGTTGTCAATCGGCTCTGTGAATTGCTGCGCCATAGCTGCGGGATCGTGCGGTTGAAGCAACTCCCCATTCCCTTCTGGAAGGAGCACTAGATGCGCGGGGACAATGAGGTCCAAATGGTCATCGTGATTCTTGGCTGTGCGGTCCTCGTGTTCCTCTTTATGCTCCGGAATCTCTTCCAGGTCCGGGCCCGGGAACGGCAGCGGCTCGAGCCCCTCGCCATGGTGGAGCGGTTGCTCGGGCTCTGGGGCAAGGTCCCCGTGGCGCAAGGGCAATTCACGGTGGCGGCCGTCTGTATCCTCTCTACCACGACCCGTTACGTCCTGAGCTCCGATCATCCGTTGCGGAACGGGCAGATCATCGCGACGTGGCAGCCTACTACGGAGTGGCTGATGTTCCTCTTGGCCTTAGCGGGGGTCGCGAGCGCTCATGGCATTGGCAAGCGCATGACGGATATGAATTATGTGGAGGCGAAGGAACGCGGCAAGACCGCGCCCAAGCCTGAACCCTCGCAACCGTAAGGGAGGGCATCATGCCATTACCATCCTGGTGGAGCTGGCAGGGGCTGGGTCTGCATTTCTTTGCCGGCACGCTCCTGACCATCATTCTGGGGATCACAGGCTGTAGCAACCCGGCGGTGCTGGTGGGGGTCGTGGCCGTGGCCATCGCCCATGAGCAGGCCTGGAACGGCCAGACATTTTTCTCAGATTTCCACCGCGCTAATGGCGGCCCGTGGAACGGCGTGCTCGACGTTGCCACGTTCGCTATCACGCCGGCGCTCTTTCTCTGGTGGGGGTGGTAATGCCGGTCCCGGATGACTTGACCCATTTCACGATCGCGGAATTTCAGCATCCGAACTTGATGAATACCGCCTTTGTGCGATGGCTCGACCGGGTGCGGGAGCGGTCCGGGGTGCCGATGGTGATTACCGACGATGCCCGGCTCCCCGGCGAGAACCCCACTGGGGGCGCGGGGGCGCAGTCCCTCCACCAGCTCGGGCTGGCCGTGGACATCCGATCCCGCGATTGGACGACGCGCCAGAAATGGGCGCTGGTGGCGGCGCTGGTCGTCATGGAGTCCGAGGCGCCCCATCCCATCGAGCTCGAAATGGTGTTTAGCGCGACCGATCGCCACTGGCATATTGGGTGTAACCCGCAGGCCCTATCCTCCACGCTGATTGAAGCGGACGAATGAGCGCCCCCGGTTGGACCGTTCGGGCCAGGCGCGGTGATTGGGAACTCTCGGGACCTGTCCGCGGGCGGCACGGGGGCCAGTTCACCTTGGTGCGGGAGGGCCATGGATGTGCGCGATTGCAGCGATTCCCCTACCAGCGGTAGGGCTGGCCATGCTGTATCTCGGGGTCGTGCTCGGCATCTGGATTCGCTCGTTCTGGGTCCCCGATGACCCCCGCTAAGTGGGTGGCCTACGGGTTCGCATTTGTGATCGGGCTACATCTGGTCCGCATGATCGGCCAAGATTCCCCGGAGCCCGAGGTCACCAATCACAACCGGGCCCTCGTGGCGCTTGCTGGTCGGTTCCAGATGCAGCAGGATTCATTTACCGCAGCAATCCAGATGAGCCAGGCGGATGCGGCGAAGGCCCATGCATTGGAGCAGCGTTGGCATCTGCGCTATCAGGCGGCGCTCGATAGTCTGACCGGCGCCAAGACACCAGCCGAATCGCTCGCCCTCTTTCCTATGGTGCTGGCACATCTCGAGGCGGCGGGGGAAGCCTGCGACTCCGCCTACTTTGCGGAAGCGCTTGCCGTCCAGCAGTGCAGCGTGGCGCGGCAATTTCTCCAGGTGCGGGTGGATACCCTGACGGCGGCCTTGAGTCGGCAGATTGAAGCGTCCCGCTGTCAGATCAATTTGCTCATTACGCATGTGGGCTGCCCGAGTCGGGCGAACATGCTTGAGGTGGGTCTGCTATTCGGGGCGGGCGTCGGCTATTGGCTGGGGACACACTAGACGCTTCGCCTTCCGCGCCTGGCGTAAGTCACTCGGCAGCACCCGGAACCGTCCCCCCGTCATGCGGTATTCCCACCAGCCCCGCGCGGGATTGCCCCGTCGCCTCCGCTCGATCACAAACCCGCAGTCGCGCAATTCGCGGATTCTCGCCGAGATCCCCGCCTCACTACCATGCTGGGCGCGTTCGCGGATTTCAGCCAGCGTTAGCCAGGCACCCGATCGCAACGCCTGAAGGACAGCTCCGAGGAGGCGGGACAACCGTTCCCGGTCTAACGCTGGCTCGTAGGTCAATTCAAGTTGTGGTCCCATTCTCCTCAAACTGCCGGTCGTGCTCGGCTTGGGCGAGGTCGCGGTCTGTTCCTTCTAAGAGGAGCTTCCGGGCATAGACGGATACGTGCTTGAACCCGGCCAGCTTAGCCGCCCGCCGGACGGACCGCGCGTCCTTGGGTTCCAGTCGGATGGATAATGTCGCGCTGACGTTCATGGGAGACAACTTAGGGGCTCTTGCGCTGTCTGTCAACTGTATATATACTTCCCCCGTCCTTCACAGCGAGTCCGGTATGGCTGAGCGGCTGGTGAGTTGCCACGAATGCGGCGAGCCGACCCCGGTATCCCGCCTCTACTATGGCTGGTGCTACCCGTGCATCCAATGGGAAGCGGGGGAAGCCGAGTGGCCCGAGCCCTCCCGGGAGATGCTGGCGAACGTCCCGGAGCCCGAGGATCGGGCCTTCCCGGGGCAGGAGATCGAAACATGACCCCCGACGAACTGCCGCAGCACCACATTCGGAACGCCATCCAGGTCTTGGACCTACTTCCTCGGGACGGGCTGGGGCGCCGGATGCTCCAGGCCGAGGACTACCGAGACATCCGAGCCCGACTCCAGCGGGCGGTGCATCAGTTGGAGATCGTGACCGACGCCCGGGCCAATGGGGCGCTATGAGCGACTTCTGGCGTGGTGTTCTGGTGGGCTGGTGTGTGGCGTGGGCGGTGTCGTTCCTGTCGAGTGCGGTGCTGTTCTGGTGGGGAACTCGCAGATTCAAGGAGGTCGATGACTATGCCCGACGCGCTCGAGCCAACTGAGTTGGGGCCTGTCTCTCCGCGACCGTTGGATCAGCAGCTCGACCAACTCAAGGAGTTCCGCCATCGGGCCGCGCTGATCCGCCGGGAGCTGACCAACGCAGAGTTCGACGGGCGGCTCCTGCGGCTGCGGATTGAGGAGCGGGCCAAGGGCACGGGGTCCACGAAGACAGATGCCGAGAAGACGGCCAAGGCGGACCCCGAATACTTGGCGCATGAGCGCCGGGTGGCGGATAGGGTCATGGACTTCGACTTGGTCCTAGCGGAAGCGGAGGTTCTGCATCTGTCGATCCAGATGCAGCTCGCAATCTTGAAACGGGTGGGGCTATGAACTGTCCGAAGTGTGGCGGGGAGGTCTGGGATAACCGGGAGAAGAAGGCCTCCGGGAAGTTCTCGGCCAAGAGCCCCGATTTCTCCTGCAAAGACAAGGACTGCGGCTGGGTGAAGTGGCCAGAGAGGGGCGAAAAGGCCCCGAGTAGCCCCCAGGTTCAACGATCTGGCCCCAAGTGGACCTGGACCAGCCTCTCGATCATGTACAAGCGTTGCCAGCAGGTGGCGGAATCGCATGTAGGGGCGTTTGCCCAAGAACATAAGTTGCCGGTGACCATCGAGAACCTGAACCAGGCCACGGCCACGCTATTCATCGAGGCCTGTCGGAATGGGGTGGCAGACCCTATAAAGAAGCCAGCGCCCCCGATTCCGCCCCCCGATAGTCAGGAGCCGGACGATGACTCAACTTTGCCATTCTGAGGACTGCGAGGCCTGCCGGCGGGGAGGGTCAAACCTCTACACGGCCGAGCCCCTCTGGTGGTCCACCTTGGATGAGCACGGCGTGAGCCATGGGTGGGTCCGGGCGACCCCGGTGGCCTGCGGGTGTGGGCAGTTGACCACTCGGTGGGTGGCGGTGACGGTGATGGTCTGGGGCGGGCCGAAGGAGCGGATCACGGCCGAACGGGTGCCCGAGTGCGGACTCTGCGCGCACCGGACGCAACTCGAG